AGAGAGAGCGGCAGCCGAGCGACACAACGCCGGTGGCCATACACCACGTGTTGCCATGACGCTGCCGTTCTCGTTGTTCGAGCTGCGCTCGAACACATCAGCGACGAAGCCGCCGCGGCCGCATATAAGGAGAGACGATGCCACTCACATCGTATGACCAGATTACACCGGCGGTGATGCCGCGCCCCGCGTACTTGATGCCGACGCCGGAGCCAGGTTATGACACCACGCTCATCCGCATCGGCGGCACCGTCGGCGCTTCGATCGCCGGCTTGGCGGGTGAAACTTGGGATCTCGATTCGCGCCACCACTATTCGCGCGACCAGCCCTGGTCGTGTGATGGGAAGCACTATGTCATGGAGCAGAAGGGCGGGTCGCCGTCGCGGCTCATATTGGAGACGGCAACGTGGACGGCGGTGAAGGGGAAGACTGGGCACTTCGCGGCCTGCACCGAGACGAGGTGGCACCCGACGCAGCCGACGACGATGGTCGGATACAACAAGAGTACAAACGAGCTGGTCGTGTTCGACGCCCTCACCAACACGCTAATCAAGAAGATCCCAGTTGGATTCGTGTTCCAGTCGAGCAATGGCGGATTTATGGGAGAGGGATCGTTGAGCAACGACGGCTCGATGGTCGCCCTCGGCGACGAAGCCAACAACGTCGTGATGATTGACATCCCACGCGGCCGCGTTGCGCCGGTGCAGAAGGTCGACTTCATCCGCTCCCCCGGCCACCGGCTCGGCAACATCACCATCTCACCGCTCTCAACTCCGTCGGGCGGCAAGGTCGTCGCCAAGGCGTCTGACACTCCTGAACTGGTTCACATCTACAAATATGGCGAAGACTTCCAACTCGTTCACCACTTCGAGAGCGACCTGACGTTGAGCCACGCCGACGTCGGCGTCACGCCGGCCGGGCGTGAAGTGTTCTGCGGTGGAGCGCGAGATTGGTACGGCGCCGCAGGAGCGTTCTCGAAGGACAATGGCCGCATCGCCGCGATCCACCTCGACAACGGCGAGGTCAAGAACATCTCCGCCGGCAAGAACCAGCTCGGTGGCACCAAAGAGGCCGGCGACCAGCATTGTTCGTGTCGTGGGCCGGTGGGGTGGATGCTCGCGACCTACGTCGGGCCGCAAGAAGGTACCGGCAGGTTTGGGATGGAGCTGGTCGCGTGGAAGCTCGATGGTAGCAGGGAGTGTCGGCGCTTCGGCGTGACGCGGACCAACGAGACAATCGGCGCCGCCTACCGCGCTGAGGCACATGGCGTGATGCGCCCCGATGGAAATGCAGTGGCGTTCGCGTCGAACTGGCAGCATTCGTCGTCGCAGTCGACGAACGCGAGCGAGACGAAGGACTTTGTATACACTTCGACCTCGACGCCGCCGCCGGAGCCGACGCCACCCCCTGTGACCTACTCCTGGCGACCAATCGCCGTCGAGTATGCGATCGTCGACTCGCGCGGGCTGCTTGTACATCCCGATGACATCGTCGAGATCATGAACTCCACGGTGGCGCCGCCAGTGTGAGTCCACTCTTCGGCATCATCATCCTCGTCGCCGTCGCCGTCGTCATCGTGACGTCGAAGTGGCGGTCGCGATGAAAGTTCATCGGGTTGAGCGGCCCAATATAGCACTGCGGGCGCTTGCCGCGGTCGCATCACGCTATTACCTAGAACTCAGAGAGGTTGGCGACATCCACATCTCCATGAAACCTCGCAACATCTCAATCGTTGATGGCGTTGGGAATGTGCATTACTACATCACCCCGGAGGAGAACGACGATGTCGACGGCGACATTGACGTCACCTTCCGCCGGCTCTAGCGTCAGTTCGCACCTCGTCGCCGATCACGGCGAGCTGTGCGGCGAGCGGGCGCCGCGTCTCGGACCACCTCCCGAGACGAAGCGCCCATCTCCTCGGCCCTCTCTCCGAGTGATGGTGGGCGCCCCCCGTTTTGCTCTGCAAAACGCGAGGTCAGCGTGACATTCGTGAAGGGGCAGAGGAATGCGGGGCGGCCGCGGAAGCAGCCCGGTCGAAGCGTGCCGGGCGTCTTCGACGCCGACGACGCGCCGGAAGTCGAGCTCGACGCTCCGCGAGCACTCGAACTCGGCAAGATCGCTGACCGGCGCGAACGCGCCGAGCAGCTTACGACCCTCCTCCGCGACCTCGACGCCAAGGGCGCGGAGCGCGTCGCCGCGGCGCGGATGCTGGAGGCGATGGAGCAGCGTTCTGAGCAGACAGATGTCGAAGTGGGCGCCCCGGCGCCCACGACGCGCGCCGAACAGGTCGTCCGCCTCGTCCGAGTGCTGGCTTGTGCGGGGCCAACCATCCGCGCCGAAGCGATCACGATCGTTGGGCGCCGGAGCGAGAAGGGTATCGAAGCCGTCAGACAGTTCACGAACATCCTCGCCGAGCCAGTCGTGTATGCGACCCAAGCCGTGTCGCCCGTCACGGGCGCTGTGGAGACGATCTCAAATGCCAAGCCCACCTCTGAGACTAGTGCAGCCAACGACAATGACGTCTGACGCTACGAACGCGACCTTTGTGCCGGAGCCGCTCCCGCCGCGCGCTGAGTGTGCGAATTGCGCTGAGTTGCGGCGGCTGCTGGCGGGGATGAGGTTCAGGATTGATGAGGTCGAGCGCGAATACGCCCTTCTGCTGCAGCGCGTTGAGGGTGGCGTCGTCGGCTCAATACCTGATATCGAGATCTCTTCCGATCTACCTCCGACGGCGGCGAAGAGCTAGAGGTGAGCCGCCTCGTCGACATCCGCTCCGCCGCGGCGACCAAACGCCGCGCCGACGAGCGCGCCTCCCACCTCGAACTGTGGGGCGTCATCGACGAGGGGCAGATGTCGCTGGCGCCGTGGAAGGGCGCCGACGAGGCCGAGTTCTACCGCCACATGTGTGTTGAGAGGTTCTACGCGTTCTTCATGCATGCGTGGGGTGTGCTCCACGGGCCGCACGCCCGCGACTGGTGGATCGATCGCGCCGAGGTCGCCGAGCCGCTCGCCGAGTGGCTCGATTACCAAGCGCGCGAGTGGCTGGCGAGCAGAGCCCGCCACGAGAAGGTGATCCGCCACATCGCGGTGATCGTGACGCGCGAATTCGGCAAGACGACAATGATGCAGGCTTGGAACTTGTGGCTGCACCTCCAAGACCAAAACCTCTCGACCTACTTCGGGGGCGAGAAGGAGACGCTCGCGGCGGATGCGCTCTCGACGATCCGCGCCGTGCTAACCGGGGGCGACAAGCACGCCAAGTTCGTTGAGATGTATGGTGATTGGATAGGGTCGGAAGGTGTGGTGAGGCGCGACTCGATCATCCACACCCAGCGCACGACGACGACGCGGCGCGATCCGTCGTTCGGGATATGGGGCGTCGAGAGCGGCCTGACGGGGCGACATCCAGATGTCGCCAACCTCGACGACCCAAACACTTATGAGAGAGCCGCGGCGCAAGGCAACTGGTACCAGCTTGTCGCCGACCACTGCGCCAGCTTGGCGCCCGTCATCCGCACTGACGGCATGTTCGCCCTGTGGGGGACGCCCTACTCCGAAGCCGATCACCTCAACAAGACTCTCCGCCGCGACGGGATCGCGTCGCTAACGGGAATTCCGATGGCGGAGTTCGAGCCCCGCAAGGACGGCGTCTGGCATGTCTTCCACTTCCCCGGTCGCGATCTCGCCGGCAGGGCGACGGTGCCGAACGTCTGGTCTGAGGAGCGGATGAAGAAGTACGAGCGCGAGTCGCCAGATCGATATGCGGCGCAGATCCTCCTCAGGCCGGAACTGAGCGAGCACAATCCCCTAACGATCGAGCAAATCCGCGACTGCTTCTGCGACGAGAAGAACGTCCCCATGAACCTCCTCCGGTTCAGCCTCCACATGGACACGGCGTTTAAGAGCGAAGAGTCGAAGCACCGCGGCGATGAGTCGGTATTCGAGGTGTGGGGACATTGGCGCGATGGAAGCGGAGACGTCGTCTTCGTCGAGGGCTACGGCTCGAACATCTGGCGCGGCGAAGACTTCTACAGCGCCGTCGTCAGGACGCTCCAACGCTACCGCCGCACCGGGCGCAAGATCGCAGTGATCACTGACGAAGCCAGCCCCGGTAAGACCGGGGCTGGCCGGATGGTGCTCGAATCATTCTGCCACGGCGCCGGCATCCAACGCCCCGGTGAATATCTCGAACTGCCGCGCGGCGGCAAAAAGAAACTCGAACAGCGCATCATCCCCGCCGCGAGCTACTGGGCCGACGGCCACGTCAAGCTCTTGCGGACAGCACCTGGGCTCGACAACCTCGTCAAGCAGATGTCTCGAATCCGAACGACAGACCACGACGACTGGGCTGACGCCGCCGCGGACGTCTTCCACCCTCTCGTCTACCACCGCCAACGCAAACTCGGCGCCGAGGCGAACGAGACGCCGCCGTGGCTGGCGACTCCGCAAGATGTCATCCTCAAAGGGAGCTCGAACCCTGATGAGCTGCGACGGATGTACGACGCTTACACCAAGAGAGATGAGGTGGACTTTGAGCCAGTCTAGATCTCCCCTGAAGCTGTTATCGGCGAAGCCAATCACCGAGCCGTGGCAGGTGGAGAGGATGCGCCAGATCTTCAACGCCACTCTCCCGGCACTGTCGACCATTCCACTCACAGCGAAGTCCGCCGAGGAGCAGCAAGCGTGGTGGAACGGCCGCGACCCCGCCCTCGTTCGCGGCTTCCTCTATTCTCCAGTGGCGTGGCCGTGGGAGATGGTCGCATTCTCGCTGCTAACGCAGCGTGATGGCTTCACCACCCCACTCTTCGCCATCGACCCCGCCTGGCAAGGCCGCGGCTATGGCGCCGAGATCATCCGCCACTACATCGCGGAGGCGCGCGGGCCGCTCGCTGGCTCGGCGCTCCGCGCCAACGCGGCGATCTCGCATCTGAATGCCAAGGCGGGGTGGATCGAAGTCGGCGGCGACACGAAGGTCGCGCAGCTCTACCACCCCGGCGCCGTCGAAGACCGTGACGCGACGCGGCAGCAAGAGATCTACGATTCGATCATGGAGTATCACTCCAGCCGCTCCGCTGTGGATGCGGAGGCTGTCGGCGCGCCCCAGGGGGTACCCCCCACCACCCCACCCACCCCCCAGCCATGAAACTCAACCTCGACCTCACTCTCGACCTCCACGCCGAGATCGCTGCCGCGATGCAGATTGTGCTCAAACAGGGCCAGTACATCCGCGGCCCCGCCTATGACCTCTTCTGCGCAGAGTTCGCTCGATACATCGGCGTCGCGGGCTGCGTCGGCCTCGGCTCCGGCACTGATGCATTGGCGCTGGCGCTGCGGGCGCTCGACATCGGTCCCGGCGACGAGGTCATCTCCCCAGCCTTCAACGTCGCCTACACCGCGCTCGCGATCGCGAGCGTCGGCGCGACGCCAGTCTTCGCCGACGTCGACGCCTCGACGCTCACTCTCGATCCCAATGCCGCCAAGGCGGCAGTGACGGTGCGCACCCGCGCCATCATCCCCGTCCACATCTTCGGCCACGCCGCTGAGACCAGCTACGCTGGTCTCGACGTTCACATCATCGAAGACGCCTGCCAAGCGCATGGCGCGATAGCACCAGCCGGCAAAGCCGGCTCACTAGGTCGAATCGGCGCATTCAGCTTCTACCCCACGAAGAACCTCGGCGCCCTCGGAGATGGTGGCGCAGTGGTGTCTGACGACACCACTCTCCTCGACACCATCTCCTGTCTCGCCGACGCCGGCCGCAGCAGCCGCTACGCCCACACCCGCCTCGGCGACAACACCCGTCTCGATGATCTCCAGGCGGCAGTGCTCTCGGTGCGCCTCCGCCACCTCGACGCCCTCAACGCCGAGCGCCGCTCCCGCGCCACTCTCTACAACGCCTCACTCGACGGCGTCCGCCTCCCCCTCGAACGCCAGGACCACACCCACGTCTACCACCTCTACACGATCCGCCACCCCCTCCGCGATTCGATGCTCAACTGGCTCAACGCCCTCAACATTCCAGCGCTGATCCACTACCCAATCGCCGCTCACCTCCAGCCGTGCTTCGCCCACCTCGGCGGCAAGGTCGGCCAATTTCCAGTCGCCGAGCGCGCCGCAGCGCAGATCCTCAGCCTGCCCATGCACCCCTCTCTCAGCATGTCTGACCAGTTGCACGTCATCGACGCCGTCAACACCTTCACCGAGCGTAATGATGCCTACGATTAGCCTGCTGTGCCCGGCGATCGGGCGCTCAACGCTCGCAACGATCCGCGACCAGTTCCTCGCCCAACGCAGCGTGGGCGACGAGTTCATCGTCGTCGGCGACGGCCCCCAGCCCGCTTCGCGGGCTATCTGCGACGGCATCGACACGATCACTTATCTAGAGCATGGGCCGACGAACCACTGGGGCAGCGAACAACTCGACTACGCGGCGCTCCACGCGACGGGCGACTATCTCGCTTACATCGGCGACGATGACGAGCTCGCGCCGAACGCCCTCCTCAACGCCCATAGGGCGTTGAGCGACAGCGACCCTCACCCCTACCTCTTCGCCACCCTCTATGGCGGCCAGCTCTGGAAATGCCGCTTCAGCTCTTGCCAATGCACCGGCCAGCAGTTCATTGTCCCATCCGACCCGTCTCGTCTCGCGCGCTACGGCGACAAGCCTGACGAAACCAACGACTGGAACTTCATGTCCGCGACGGTCGCCAACTACGACCACCGCATCGAGTTCCGCCACGAACTCTTCAGCATCATCCACCGCCGCAACTACGGAAGGGTCTTCTAGACCATGTCGATCGGTCTTCAGAGCGTCCGTCTCGCGACCGAACGCCGGTTGCGGAATGATCAATACGTCACCCTCGTCCGCGATCGGAAGCAAGCTTCCGAGAAAGCCTTCCTGGCGTACTACCAGCGCCTTGCGAGGTTCTACGACCGCTACCGCGGTATCTATAGCGGACGCTTCGCCCAATTCCGCAACAACATCCACATCCCCTTGATCTACAGCATCATCCAGAGCGACGTCGCCAAGAAGGTCCAGATGATGCTCGGCAACTGGCCGCTCATCTCCTTCGAGGGCTACCCGCCGGAGCAGGAGGCGACTGCCAAGAAGAACGAAGTTCTGATCAGCATCCAGTTCGAAGACGCCATGATGTACCTCAAGACAGTCGACTTCCTCACGACGCTCGACCTCTACGGCACCGCCGTGATGCGCACCGGCTGGCGCCGCGACCAGCGCTTCGAGAAGCTCCGCGTCCCGATCCCCATTGCACCGGGCATCTCGATCGACCAGACAGTGAAGCACTGGCGCACGCTCTACGACGGCCCTGACAGCTATGTCGTCGACCCCCTCGACTTCTTTCCCCAGACCGGATTCCGCTTCATCGAGACGATGTCGTATGCAACGGAGCGCTACTGGCGCGACCTCGATGACATGCGCGCCCAGGTCGCCGCCGAGCAGGCGGCGGGCGTTCCGCCCGATGAGCTCTCGTTCGATCCACAGGCTCTGACCGACCTCGCCATCCGCGACCCCGGCGGCACAGGTATCAGCGAGCGCCTCGTCGATCGGATCAGCGTCTACCGCAACCAAACCGACTACGACATCCGCCACGGTTCGCGGTTCGCGAAGCTCGTCGAGGTGTGGGATCACTGGGGTAATGTGCCCGCTGAGCTCGTGCCGGCGGACGGCCAGCGCCAGCGCCACCTCGTCGTGCTGAACGGTCGCGTCCTGGCGAAGAACTCCCCCAATCCGAACTGGCATGGCCAAGTGCCGTGGAAGAGCGCCGCGATCGGCGACCCTCACTACTTCCACGGCATCGGCAAGAGTTCTTCTTCTCT